CTCCAATTTTTTAAGAATAAAATCAGTGTATTCTTTTGCTTTGGAACTATGTAAGATAGACCATTCATCTTTATATGAAGTTTGTGCCAAAGCTTGAGCTTTTACATCTTCCATGTAGTCTATTGGAATGTCTACTGGTTTGTGTCCTTCTTTGAATGTATAGGCATAGTCCATATGATATGAAATACAACCTTTCTCTTCAAATTTCCTCAAATTTATATATAATATTTGTGCAATGATACAATTTATTTTTTTATGAAAATATCTATAAGAAGAAAGAGAGAGTTCTGTTGCATTCACACAATCTAAAAAATATTTTGGTCTCGTGAATCTATCACTCGTAAACCCTAAGAGTTCATAAAGGTCTGTTACGGAATATTTCTTATTGAGTTCCAGATGCTGTAAGTTTGCATAGATTGCTGAGTTATATTTTCCATGTGGACAATACTCTTTTTGTTTACGTTTAGGTTTAGTCTTAGGTTCTTTATATATTTCGTCAATGATCAATTTGTGGGTACCTGTAATTTTTTTCCATGAGAAATATAATTTGAATTTTTCCTGCTGTAGAACATAGCCTTTTCCGGCAGGCATCTTCTGACCAGTAAGAGCTACTGACAGTTCCTGCATATTTTTAAATTCTTGACCCGGTAAAATTTTTGTGGTGTCAATCAACTTTCTTACCCCCTATATAATAGTTTTATTCGAGTATATGGATCAAATTTCTTTTGTAAGAGGCTCACTGTAAAGTTGTAAGCCTCTCACTGTAGAATCAAAATTTACTTACAGATTTCATAATACTGAGCAGACAGTTTCTCAATGTCTGGACCGAAGATTACACATGCTATTTCAGCTAGATCATTGAACATACCAATGTGCTCTATATAATCTAAACGGTTCTGTAGCTTAGGTTTATGTGTCTCATTGTAATGTTCAAGCTGTACTTTAGTATTCATATGAAACTTATTGTCGAACTCTCTGTAGAGGAATGGCCAACGTGTATGAGGACTTCCTCCGAAGCGTACAATTCTATTGAGGATCTGACGTTTATCTGCTAATGGAATGTCTGATGTAAGATTACGAATGATGTCTTCCTGATGTGAAATAGTGTGATTCTGCTGCTGAATTGTATTGTTCTGTTGCTGGATAGTATCAAGAGTAGTTTTAAAAAGAAGTCGAGTGTTCTGATCTGCAAATGGAAGATAGGTGTCTAGGAAAAGATCGGATTGTGATGGGTTAACATAGCCCCCTGTCTTACGGATGGATGGGAGCACTTCTGAAGTAACCCAGTGCTTGAAGTCCTTTGCTGATGGAAGCTTGCTGCTGAGGATGAGAGAGTAGAGACCGGATTCGTTGATGATAGTCATCTGCTGTGTTCCGGAAGGTGTTGCCATTTTAGCAACACCTCTATCTTCATTCTCAATCTTCTTTGAAATTGCACTTCTAGGATCAGAATAACCTAGAGCTTCTGCTACATCTTTACCTACAAACCACACTTCGTTATCAATTTCTACTGTTCTGACAGTGCCAAATTGTGGGTGAGTGAACACTGTTGGGGGTTCTGATACTGATTTTTCTTCTGTAAAAGTAGCAATATTATTATTTACAAACCAGTTTACTGGCTTCTTGTCAGGTGCCAACTGTTCGAATCCAGAGAAATTGATAATAATATGTTTATGGCCATCTAGGATGATATGATCTATATTTTCCGGTGAAACATGGTATTTTATAGCTTTCCATGTGTCTTTGTATCCACAAATGGCTGCTACATCTTTGCCTACGAACCATGTGGTTCCTTCAATGATAGAGTATCTGAGAGGGATTGAAATTGAATCATTAATGTGGTATAGTAATGTGTGTGTATTAGTAAAAGTCTTCATATAAAATGCTCCTTATGATTTATAAACTTGTTTACGGGTTAAAGCTTCAAGCTCATCATAGTCATACTCAGTTAAGTGGGAATCTGTAGTATTGATCAGGAATTCGTTGGGTTCGAAAGATGAGAGAAGTGAGTCTAAGAGTAGAAGAGTGTTTTGTACACCTAGATTGTAGCCTTTTACTGCATCTGGAGGTGCAGTAGATAGAATGGCTGATTTGTGAGAATCAAGTTGTTTCTGGAGTTCTTGAGTAAAATTGACTCCAATAAAAGTAATGTCGTTCATATGTGCCTCCTGTGATTTCTATCCCTTTCGGGATAAGTGTATTATAGCACTGACCATGAAAAATGTCAACAGAATTTTACAAACTTGTTTAGAAAAATAAAAACAGGTGAATCAGGAAAACATATATAATAAGGAAGAAACTCTGATCTGGAAATCGAGTGAGAGAGATGTGATGATCGGAGAATCTGGGAACATGGATCCGAAATCTGAACTTGGTGTCAAAAAAGCTCTGCATCCCCCGGAAACACTGCATTTTTGCGGTTCTCAGGGCATAAGTACCCCCGGTTTAAAACGTGCGAAAATGCTTATTTTCAAACCTTTAGTGGGCAGATATGAACAGTTTGGGCTGATTTTGGTTGTTTCTGACTGAAGTAGTAGGAATGCTATGAATTGTGCAATGGTAAGATGTATCGTTTTACAAACGCCCCGTTTTTAAGGCTTTAAAGTGTTAAAGTGGATAGCCCTAGTATACTTTAATAAATCAGTGTTATACATCCGTACCGTAGCAAAATTTTACAGTATTGAAATTTTACAATTGAAAAATTTTACAGTGATAATACTATAGAATTTTACAGTACTAAAGTAATCAGAATATTCAGTCAATATAACGAATTGTATTGAATTGTGTCTGGTTTCTCTGCTCGAACCATAGTGTTTTTAAGATTGTCAATGCAATTTTGCTTTAAAACTCAATGTTTCTGATAATTGTTTTCTTTTGCAGTAAACTATCTAACAATTATTACTAGAAGTTTAATTGCATATACAACTCAACAAATTGAATAGAAAAGAGGCTATAATTTATGTCGAATTATGAATATAATAAGAAATATGTAAAAGAGTGGGATAAAAAGAACTTAAAACGTATAGGTGTCGCATTGCGTATTGACGAATACGAAAAACTCAAACAATATTGTGATTCTAACAATATTGCAGTAGCAGCTTTCGTTAAATCACGAATTGCAGACATAATTGAATAAACTATATATATTATCTGACATATTATCTTTTATAAGACGTATTACTTTGTATAGTTCATCTATACTACTTCCATTAATACGTCTTACAATCCGTATATAATCACATCTTGTCATACGTCTGACATACTGTATATT